GTGGGCAAAATTCGTACAACAAGGTCGCCGGCGTAATAGGAGGCATCAACTTGAACCGGCATTTTATGCAGATTCAAATAATAATAAGCGACAAGTCAATTTTTTTCAACTTATTTACTGCTGGGTATCGCTCGCGTAATTTTGGGTGAGCACAGTCACCGCACGCTTGTACTTAATATAGTCAGTATGTGACCGAAATGTAGGAAATGGTGTACCAAGAACCGGAGGTGTAGTGTTGGAATATGCCACAAGTAGTGTCTTACCCTGATTAAAGGTCATTGAATCCGCCGATGACCGATCATTAGGCTGCTTACGGAAAAGTAGTACATCGCAGCTCTGAGCACAGTAGTTTACGGTGGATAAAGGCAACACCGGATCTGGGTAATAGATGTACGTCTGGTTTGAGCCAATGTACGGCGGTGCTTGCGACGGAACCGACATATTTAATGAGCGACCAGAAATTCTTTCTCGTACGCGGATTCCATTTCAGGCAGGGGGGCTTCGCGGTAATCACGAATGAACTCCACCGTATCACCCTTACGAATGCTGATTACACCTGAATTATTCGTAAATATGGTGTAGAGTTTCTTCGCACCGCCGGCGGGACCCCTAGACCAGTGATTAGCACTACGCTTCCACTGGTTCACCGAAGAATCATAGACGAGTTGAGCGCCTGAAAACACGATGCCAGAGGGAGATACAACGGTTGTATTACACTGCTCGCTGACAACACCAAGCACCTTTCCTGAGTACTTCACCTCATCATCGATCGTAATTTCATCCATACGCTTCCAGCTTCCGTCCGCCATGCTGACCTCCGTAGACCCACCAATACCAAGGCTATAATCCATGACCGGCTCTTCGTCACCGCCGCTACCGCTACTGCCGCCATTCAAGGCTCGCGTAGCCATCCGCTGTGTCTCACCCACCACGGCAGCCGAGTCGTGCTCATCGTAGTCCGCCACTAACAAGTCGTCCGCCCCAACACGGAATCGGTGTCCGCTTACATTCAAGCACACGAGTTCTGGAATCGACGCCGCCCATCGTGCCTCTGGGTGCGCCTCCGCCGGCACAAGACCCGCCGACCCCGCCAAAACGTAGTGCGCGCCGCTCACAACCACGTCGCCGATACGTACCATCGGCGTCGAGGTGCCCGCAAATCGGAATACCGACGTCACTACTGGTGACTTATTGTTAGGAACCTCAGCCAGCACATCGCCAATAACAACATCCTTAATTGCTTTATTTGTTCCATCTGCCATCTTTACGAGTGTATCAGGTGCAAAGCAGAATTCAAATAAGAATTTTACAAGGTCGTTATCGGCTAAATTGAAGGCGGCAGTCATTGCGGATTGACCCATAAAGAGCACAGCAAACATAGAGCCGTAGACTTTACCCATTAAATTGAGAATACGGACAAAACTCATACGGACATTGTTCATTAGAAATTGAATCTTATTGCGCACGCTAGCTATGAACTGTTCGACTCCGCCTAAGAAGTTGGCAAACATTCCACGAATACTCATAGCGGAGTTAACAACAGTAGCAAGAACTCCTTGGAATGTTTCTAAAATACTGTATATAGGCGCAAATACTTCAGCGGCTTTAAAATTAAAGATACCTTGGACACAAAAATTAAAATTGTCGATAGGATTGTAACCGAAATTGCCTACAAATGGCATAAATAATGGATTACATCGGTATTTTTCAAAGTTCTTTTTAATGTCAGAAAATATGTTCAAATTTAGTGCACCAACTAATAAGCCGATTTGTACAGCTGTAACAAGTACAAAGACGATTATAGATTGTGTATAACCCTCTTTCCACGCAGTCAGTCTTTCAAATTCGGATGTTTCCATTCTGAAAACCCTCTGATGAAAGCCGTGATTTTACTTACGTGTTTTAGCACGCAGTCTTTCTTTTTTGTAAGTGCGCCGCCTTGACCGCTTACCACCGGTAGTTTTAGGGGGAATAGGAGGTGTAGGAGGCGCAGGAGGTACAAGGGCAGTAGAGTCTTCCTTCGGGGCTACAGGATTTTTTTCTGTATTAACATTTACATCCACATCATTCCAACTACTGATGGAGAAAAATCCTCCCATTCTACTTACAACGTACGTTTAATCCACGCAATATCTGCCTTAAAGATTTTGCTTGCATGGGGCGACGTGCTTTTTGTATAGGTAGCAACCGCTTGGAGTTTGCGACGCACTGATAGCGAGCCGTACTTCTTCACTGCTTTCTTTAACGCAGAGCGGCGCAATGTGGAGGACTTCTTGACTACATTGACGTAGCCAAACTGGGAGAGCTCGCCTTCACGTAACGGACCTATACCGGGGGACCCATTAGGACCACGATATCCTTTACCTGGACGACCGACATCCTTAATCAATCCAGAAGGAACCCGTACACGTTTGCCGCTTTTTAACTTACGTGTATAAGCAGCGCGGCGTATATAACCACTCTGTTTACGAGTTATACTCATTGACCGACTTCTATTACGGTTCTACAAATTGTAGAATTCATATACCCAATTCAAGAGGATGTGGGCTTTCATAGGTTTAACTGGGGCACTCCTAGTTGGAGTTTTGTACTTCTTTGCGAAGACAAATCAAAAGGAGGTATTGGATCACTGGGATCAGTATAGTAATAACATCTTTTTCGTCTTTTTCTTAGCACCTTTCTATAAGCCTGATGGCGACCAGCGGTCCCGGCTTCAATTCGCATTTGATAATTTCAATAATTTACTATCTACATTTGCCGACAATACAATGAAAACGATTATGCAACCGGTAATGCAGATTTTTAAGATGATGGCGGATGCTATTAGTCAGACAGTTGATGGACTTTTCAACGTGCGAGGGCTTCTCAAGTCTATGTGGGGTCAATTCAATAATATGACGGAAGTATTCAGAAATCGCTTTCAAGGAACACTCACCGCTCTACGTGCTACATTTATGAAATTACACGCCGCTATCGGTAAGACATTTGGAATTGCGGTAGCGGGTATTATGTCAGGCTTATCAGCAATTCAGACTACCCTGAGCGTATTTGATTTAGTTGTAAATATTGTAATTACAATTTTGATAATTATTGCGGCAATTTTCATTTGGCTACCGTTCTTGTTTATTGCCGTTATTGCAATCATTATTATAGCCGTGAATGCGATTGAAGCTTCTGGTCAAGGCGACCAAATTACGGGTATTGCGGGTGTCTTCTGTTTTGAAGAAGGTACCCAAGTGGAAACCGCTGCAGGCGTGCAGTCAATAGAATCTATTCAACTCGGTACAATACTTGGCGACGGCGGCGAAGTGAAGGGTGTACTAAAATTCGCACAGGATACCGATGATATGTATGACCTCTATGGCGTTCACGTGAGCGGGTCGCATATTGTATATACCGATACTAAACCGACGTTAGTAGAAAATCATCCCGCAGCAATAAAACTACCGCAACAGGAACGCCGAGTCTATTGCTTTATTACGTCGACGCGTTGTATTCCCGTTCAGTCCGCTACCAAAGGTACACTCCAGTTTGCGGATTGGGAAGAATTAGAGAACAACCTAGAAGACCTCAAGGAGTGGAATAAGCGTGTGTTTACACTACTCAATCCAAGCCAGATTTACCTGGAGCCTAACGCGCAGGCGTTGAAGTCAGAGGCGGGTTTTACAGGTCGAACCCACGTAATGACACCATTGGGTCCTATGGAAATCCGTGGAATAGTTCCCGGATGTAAAGTGATTGACGCTGACGGTAAACAAACGGCAGTACACGGTATTGTACGCTTATCTTCAGAGGAAGTTCTCAATGCGGTACGGCTGAGTGAAACGTCGTACATGTCATCCGGTAATTGGACGAAGGTAGGCGATACCTGGTTACAGCAACATAGTTTATGCGCCGGCAAACCAAACGACCAGGAGTCCTTACTCCGTCAGGAGTGGTTCCAACTCTTTACGGAGTCCGGTACGTTTACAGTGATTGAGGGCGGGCAGTTTATCGAAGTTCGAGACTTTACTGATGTTGGAAGTTCAGAGATTCATAAGACCTATGATTGGGTCCTGGAAACTCTAGCCACAGCAACGGAGAAAATCTAATCTATAACTAAAGCAAATGTCTCCCAGAATTACATTCGTGCTCGTAATGCTGGGTCTACTTCTCTTAGCAAATCTCCTGATGGTCAATGGTTTTACGAACTATCCCATCCGTGCTGAGGGATTTGTTGATTTTATGCTGGATAACGCTTCGCCTATTGGCGACAATTACCAGGCGATTGGCACGTATGATAACGTTGTCAAGAAGCCGGCGAACGGTCTGTCTAACTGGCGCGGTCCGGCGCCGAATGAGCCCCTGCTGGGTCCCGAAGTTGAGATTGGTCCCGACAATCTCTTCATGTTCAAGAACAATCAGTGCAAGCCCGAGTGCTGCCCTGCGTCTTTCAGCTGCGGCAGTGGCTGCGTATGCACAACGGCGAAGCAGCGTGACTTTATTAACAGCCGCGGCGGCAACCGTAACGAGCCGACGGATCTGTAAATCCTCACACAATCCAATTACTTTCATACTATGCTACAAGCATATGATGAAATGAAACTACAAAAAAGTTTAGATGCCCTTGCCGCTAAATGCGGCGTCGAGCGATGCTCCGAGTAATGGTCTTGGCAAAGCCATGAACTCATTATCAATCGGTGTGCCGGCGGTTTGATTGCCCTCATCGGGCGCCCCCTTCTCTGTCATCAACGACTGTTTGAGCGTCTTCGCAGTAACATCATTGACCTCTGTAAACGCAACAGCGGGGTCGACGTAGTCAAATGCCGTCTTCTCTGTAACCGGCTCATTTGTCTCCTGCATATCTACGTAGTTCTCAAAGAATTCCTTAGAGTCCAAAGTGACCGTGTAAACGCGGCTAATGAGTCCATCGCCCTTACACTTGCGGTAGTGAATATGAGGTGAGAGTGCACCCTTAACAGGCACAGTGTACGGTTGCGGCTTCCGTACCTTGAGAGTGACAATACCAGACTCGTTGGCGATGGCGACACCCGCGTTACGGTAGCCAAGATACGCTTTATGCCAATCATTTAGCTCGTGTAGATCCTTGTTCGCAGGCTCAGCCGCCCAATAGAGCACTTTTGTGCCGGGACCTACTACAACATCTGTTGAAATATCAGCGTTCTCGGGAGTCTGGGTCTTCATTACTTCACACGGGATGAGCGACTTGCCTAGGAATGGTAGATAGCTATCACGGTGTAAGCCGATAAAAAGGGCGGCGACTCCAACGGCGGCGAAGATAGCATTGGCTAAAACAACATTACGTCCTGTCACGTATGTAACAAAGTCCTTTCCCGTAAAACTCTTAATACCCCAGTTAAGCCCACCAATAACCAGGAGAACCATTGCGATCATATATGCCTTCGCCTTCCAATATTGGTTCATTCTCTGTTATTAAGGGGCTAAAATCAATTCATAAACTTTTGTATTTGCGGGAATGTCTTTTGCAGCACAACGAAATTGCGAAAATAGCGGCTTCTCCACCTGTACCTTAGGCATAGCATTGTGAACTTGCGCCGCTAAAGCACGGTATAGGTCAAAGTCAGGGTAACGCTCCTCACCGTTTGGTGTACGAAGTACGTTCTTACCGTCATCATCTGTGAGCCACTCCCACAATAAGTTATAGACGGGGCTGACGGTTTCGGGATAGAGTTTAGCACCTTCACGCGACATAATCTTAACGGGAGTCATATTGGCGGGGCGGTCCGGAAAGAGTGATTCCAATAGAGATACGGCAAGGCGGCATAAGTCGAATGAGGTATTGGGCTCTACCTTCTTACCTTCGGCAGAGTCGAAGAATGGATCGCAATTGTACTGGGTGGCTGCGTCGTTGCCAGGAAAAAATGCGTCAGAAATAAAGAAACCGGCACCTGGTACGGTAAAGGAAGCACGACCAAAATCAATAATCTTCATTAGGCGTCCGTAAGTAGGAATCTTCATATACCAGGTCTCCTTTCCCTTTATGACACGGTAGTAAATATCGGTCACACCAGTGCCGTTCCACATAATATTATTGGTGTGTAAGTCGTTGTGAACAAATCCGAAGTAATGCTGTGCAACGACCAGACCCGCTATTACTTGGAAGAGCCACGCTAACCAACGCACATCCTTCGTCTCTAACATATTGACGTCATCGGCATCTTCCTCGTCAAGAAGAGTATCCATTGTACCATCCGCCTTCTCTAGCAGCGAGACCTGTACAGGGAAATTGTAGAACTCTACAAATTCTTCAACTTCATCAACTTCATCACTTTCATAAGAACCAGAGCCAGAGCCAGAATCTCCACTACCGCTAGAGTCAGATAAACGCTTGAGTCGTAGTTTAGGATTTGTTAGTTTCACAGGCTCTTCACTGCTCACAATTGGCTCTTCTTCGCTAACGGTAATATCATTTGTAGCACTTACAAAAATCGCAGTAATCGCAGTAATCGCAGTACCCGTATCGGCATCAACGGATACAAAATCGTCAAGAGATAGTGCCGTACCAGGTTGTGTAAAGAGTGCGTCCAGGGGTTTCTTTCCTTCACCATCTTCCTGATATTTGAAGAGACCTAGACGCTGATGTACATTCCACCACGACTTTTTCCTTAGAGAATCGTACTCCTCAGAAATATTATAGACATATGTATCAACACGGGCGGAAAATGTGCCATAGCAGCGGCACCAGTGAGGTGAAATACTACTTTCGACAAACTTAGATGCATAGAGTGCGAAGAGGCAATCAACATACGCCTCGTTTAATGGATTATTAATTTTCATAAGCGTATTTTTCCATAGGTTACTAGGCGCAGCAAGGGCACCGTCGCCTGGTAGAACGTATTCGCCCTCCATTGCGGCAAGAGGGTCTACAAGATGAATACGCTTAATGAAGATATCCCGTGTAGTTCCATCGGACATCTTAAGAGCACCTTCAAATGACGATTCGTTCGGTCGCTCAATACCGGTTACGCTTTCACCCGAAATACCGAGCCAGCACGACTGAAATCCTACAATAGATGCCTCAAGAGACGGTTGTAGTTTCTCTAACGCGGAGAAGTATGCTTGGGGTTTCTTGAATTCATTCATTGCCTCACGAATCGTGGTTGGCATCTCAGTAGGAGCAGTGGAGAGTAAGAGTGATTCTGGTAGTTCGTGAACTGCGGGTTTCGCAATGCGCACATTTGCTTTAGTTCCGCTACCACCTGCAGATCCACCACCACGTCCTCCACCTCCGCTACCACCGCGACCGCGAGCTCCACCACCTCTTGGAGGAAGACCGCCACGACCATGATTTCGGTTACCAGGCATTTCTAAGTTTCGGACCGGGTCTAATTTAAGAGACTTTCCGCATGAGGATACGCGGTAAAAGAAAAATGGCTGAATTAGGTATCAACATAGATGAGTGCTCCGGCGAGACCAGGTATGGGATTAACGGCGATGTTGCCAACAATGGGTGGTGAGCCGGCGTCCAACCGTCCCACCATGAACCTCCGCCTTTCCAAATTTAATATGAATATGATTCCGGATGACGGTGTTGTGCTATTTATTGGACGTCGTGGAACCGGCAAGTCCTGGCTTATCAAGGACTTAATGTGGTATAAGCAGAAGTTTCCTATTGGCACAGTTTTCTCGGGCACTGAGGGCGCTAACGCTTTCTACGGGTCTATGGTTCCGAGTCTATTTATTCACGACGAGGTCGTACCGCAGACTGTCTCCAACGTACTCAAGCGTCAGGAGGGTATTACGAAGCAGATTCGTAAGGAGACGGAGGCACGCGGATCCTCGCAACTAGACCGTAAGGCGTTTATCATTATGGATGATTGCTTGTACGATAATAAGTGGGTGAACGATAAGTGGATTCGTTCGCTATTCATGAACGGACGTCACTACGGACTTCTGTACATTTTGGCTATTCAGTACGTGATGGGTATTCCGCCGGTCCTACGAGGACAGGTAGATTACGTGTTTATATTGCGTGAGAATCAGGTGTCTGCTCGCCGTCGTATTTACGAGCAGTTTGCGGGTATTTTCCCAACCTTTGAGCTGTTTTGCCAGATTATGGACCAGTGTACCGAGGATTACGAGTGTTTGGTAATTCACAACGGTGCGCACACGAATAAGATTGAGGATTGTGTGTTCTGGTACAAGGCACAGCCGCATCCTGATTTTAAGATTGGGTCGCGGGACCATTGGGTACGGTCGGCGGAGTACGAGCGTCAGAAAGAACTTGCAGAACAAGCAGGCGATGCGGGCTTGCCTATGTTGACGACGGGAGCGGCGACAAAGGGACCGGTGCTTCAGGTAAATAAGTATTAGTAACAGTCGCCGCTGCCGCTACCCCGCCCTGAGCAGCCAATTCCGCTAGATTCTGTTGTTCGTATATTTGCCACCGCTGAAAGAATTCTAATGTCCGCGGAGTCCAACGACGCCCCGTGGCTCGAGGATTAAATGGATTTTTCCATAAGTAACCAGGTGCAGCGTAAGGGTCCTGCCGAGCTAGTTCTCTTAACGCATTACCTATTTCCATTGGTATTCTTCGGACCATTTACAAAACCTAAACAAAAAATGTTTAGACCAACTAGAAAATTCGTCATGGAAATTCAGAATTGGTTTGGACTTCATAATGGTAAATTTATAGGCGAGCCACCAGCATATGTTGATAAGTCTAAAGAGCCTGGACGTAGTATAATTCCGGTAGCAACACCAATACAGTGGATGATGCGTTCACCTTTTGTATTGATTACCAGTCCAAATTTTGTTTGGGCAGTTATTGCACTTTCTACATATTATTTTTTCCCCTATAATCTGGCAAGTGTAAATACACCGATTTCGTCGGTGTTTTTTGCCGAGCGTTTTCCCATTTGGTTCTCACTAGTCTTTGGTTATGATCTATTCTGGCATGTTGCGCTCTATGGATTGGGTCTCGGAAATCGCCCATTTATTCGGAATCGTCCTTATAAAATTGATAAAGTTGCTCACAATATTTTTTGGACTTTATCAGGTGTAGCCATTTGGACACTTTTTGAAAATGTATTTTGTTTTTTATGGGCTACACAAAGACTACCTTATGCTGCCGACTCGTTTGTGTCAATTGCGCTCGCACTAGCAGTGGTTCCTGTTTGGCGAAGTGTACATTTCTATTTTGCGCACCGGTTTCTCCACTTTGGACCACTTTATCAACAGGTACATTCACTACATCATAGAAATACGGATGTAGAACCGTTTTCGGGTTTGTGTATGCATCCTGTAGAACATTTATATTACTATGCTTGTATTGCGCCAAGTCTACTATTTGTTTGTTCTCCATTTGCTTTTTTATGGAACGGTGTACATTTGTTACTGAGTCCTGGAGCCAGTCATAGCGGATACGAAGACCATTTTCAGAGCGATGCGTTTCATTATTTACACCATAGGTATTTTGAGTGTAACTATGCGGGCACTGACGCCGCATTTATGGATAATTTTTTCGGCACTTTCCGCGGAGCACTTGAAGATTCTGATACGGCTGATGTGCGAGAAGACGCAAAAAGTACATTACGCACAGTTCCGACTAAAGAATTTTTATTATATCTCGGTGGTTCATCAGCGTGCTGTGCCCTTTGGTACAACGCGATTCAATGGAATTTGTCGGTAGTGCCAGCACTTGCAATGTCTTCACTTGTCGGATTTGGTCCCGTTGTGCTTGCTACAATCATGTCGCCTAGAGCTGTTAGAGGAAAACCTATGAATTTATTTGGAAATCTATTTCATATTACACTGGGAACACTATTCTGTAGTATTCCTATAACTTATATGTGCTGGTTAACATTGTCTAAATCATAGGCGACACAACACCTGAGCATTTATAATCTTAAAATTATTAAGATTCTAAATACTAACCAATTAATTTAAGTTATATAAGTATAAATTCACCGGGTCAATACTATATTATCTGAGTGTTTGATACTGTGTGGCAATATAGACCGAGTTTTTGTATCCTAATGCGTGTAGTTTTTCTGTAGCCATTCGCGATCGTTGACCGGTGTTACAGTAGGCTAGTATACGAATTGCTTTATTAGGATACTGCGTAGGCATTATCTTTTCTAGGTCGGCACTTTGAATATGAACGGAGCCTGGATAAAATCCGAGGGCATCACGTTCAAACTTAGTACGAACATCTAATATTAAATCTATTTCTCCGTTTTTAATGCGGGCTTTAGCATCTTCAGGCGAAATAAGATATGGCGAGCCCAAGGCATACGCGTATAATTGATATAAAATAAAAAGCACGACAGCTACAATAATAATAAAAATTAAGGGGGCGCGGATTTTCATTTAATAGTACAGAAGAAAATATACAGTAAATACCTCACCGAATATAGTCGACGCCGCCGTTGATTTCAGTATTGGAAGCAGCGGCACCACTGCGACCAGTACTACCAAATCCACCGGCACCGCGGATAGTCGCCCCGCCAGGAATTTCGTCTACGATTTCAATACGCTCAAATGGCTGTAGTTCAGGACCGGCGATCTGGAAATACCGTTCTCCAAACGCAACGGTAAAGTCAGCACCAGTAGAGTAGACCATAGCGAGGAGCGGACCACGGTAGCCGGCGTCAATCAGACCGACGGAGTTCGCCAGCCGTAGTGGGGTCTTGGAGATAGAGGAGCGGGGTAGCATCCAGTAGGCACGGAAGCGACCTAGCATAGGGTCATAGATAGCAGCACGGCATGTCTGACTGACTTTAACAGCCGCACCACCGCTTCTGCTTCCACCGGCAGCCATAGTAATCATACCAGGCACGGAAGCCGCAACAGAGAAGAGGTCAAAACCGGCATCCCGCTCCGCCTTAGGCTTCGCCATATACGCTGCCGCCTGCGTCTTATACATTTCCGCAGTTGCAGCATCCTCAGGAACTAGGTAGAGCACTAGCATAGTGTTATACCTTGTTCGAAATCCAGGAAACCCGAATCAATTTTTAGAATCTTGCGGACTACATGGATAGCGTGTTCTCTGCGGGTGCCGCCGCGGCTAATGCCGCCGCGCCACCGTCCACCGCCTTCATTACCGATGCAGTGACAGCAGCCGCCGCTAACTCCGCCTGCTCACGCTTACGCTTCATGAACGGGTCCTCGTCGCCAAACATATCCTTAGCGGGCTTAGACTCCTCCGTGGGACTTGCGCCAATAACGGGCTTCTTTGACTTAGCCTCGCCCATACGGAGAATCTTGTGCTCGGCGTAAAGCTCATCACGCTTCTGCTCATTCTCCTTGTACTTCTTCATCAGGGTGTTGAGCTGGTCATCGGCATACTCCTGGTCCGCAATATCGTGCGGCTCAGGGTCCCAGGGGAGCCAGAAGCCGACCTGACCAACATAGACGTTGAAAGCGGGGTCAATCTTCTGTAGTGTCTTACAACGATGAATCGCCTCGTTGTACGTATCATATACACCACGCACTTTGACACCCTGAACCGTTGTACGGAAATCGTTCTTCGCAAAGAACTCGTCATCTAGACGCTTCTTATTCTTGAAAAGAAACGTCTCGTACTCCTCCTTGACAGCACTTTCACGGAAATCAGCGACCTTCGTCTTAACGTAGGTGCTCATATCAGCGGCAATGTCACTTGTGAGCTCACGGCGAACATCCTTAATGGTCTGGAGAGCACCGCTGAGGTCGACAAGTACCTGGAGTGCACCGCTGAGGTCAGTCGCATTATCCTTCTTGAGGAGAGCATTCTCAACAACATCCTGAACCTTGGAGGCAGCCTCCTGAATCTTTTGGACCTCCGACATTACGAATCCCTCCGTGGACTTAATCTTGTACTGCATCTCGTAATCCTTAAGGAACTCCGTAAAAAAGAACAGGTCCTTGTTCTTCAGTACCTTCTGCGGACTAATAAAGCTGAGGGCGACATAGTGCTGTCCCGGAATCTCCTTATCCGCCTCTAGATAGACCTCCTTCTTATCGGATTCCGTATTCTCCGACATAGTTTCTAGAGCAATAAATGAATTATATCTTTAAACTTTAACGCAATCGGCTCCACTTTTTTTCCTTGCCCGGAGTATAAGAACAATGGACGGTTTCAACGGCACTGAGCTCCTGACGCGCGCTGTGAAGTATTTCCTGGAGGGTCTAGCCGTCGCGGTAGCGATGGTCATCATCCCCCGCAAGACGCCCCAGCTGGAGGAGATTGCCGTCGTTGCCACGACCGCCGCGGTTGTCTTCGCCATCCTGGATCTCCTATCGCCCTCGGTTGGACTCACGTCTCGCCAGGGTGCGGGTCTGGCGCTCGGCTCGCAGCTGGCGGGCGGCTTCCGTATGGCGTAAAGCCCCAAAACCAACCAAGTTTTTCAATTGTTCGTTTCAAAAACGACGTGTTGAACTATAGTATATCTATCTCCTCCTCACTATCATCAATGTCATCAATATCATCTACATCCATCTTTTCCAGTGCTGAGCCACGTACAACGGTCATCTTTACCTCTATTTTCTTCCACTCACGTGTAATTCCGCCTTTGGTCTTTGTATCCAGTGCTACCCGCGCAGCATCATCTTTATAAGTCATATCTGTAATCGTTTCTAGCATATCGTCACGGGTTGCACCAATGTCGAGTAACCGTCCAACAATCTCCGTAGCGGACTTGCCCTTCATAAACAGCATTGACCGCAAGCAGTCAAGTGTATCTAGCATTCCCTCTCCGCTGCCACCCAATACTCTACGAGAGCGCATGTCCCGCAGCCAACGGCGGTGCTTGAGTCGTTTGGATTGCTTACCGAGCCAGGACGGAAAGATTTGGAATGGTGCGATGCCTTCTGTTGCTACTGCAGTGCTAAC